TGATAATAAAACCATTATTATCTCCGATGTCACGTGACCCTTTCTGTGTAAAAGCAGATCGCTACTTAACAAGAACCTCTGATAATATCCGTTCAATGCTGAACTAAAATATTAAGAAGAGGATACCTCTATGAGTAATCATAAAGATATTTGTCTGGTTAAGCAAGAGATGGCTGCAACTCTAAGCAGTACAAAACAACTCAAAAAAGTTTTTGATAGAAAATCCAAAAGATTTTCTTGCAAAAATGGTGTTGAGAAGTTTCCCCGCTCTCCGATTAAAAGTAAAAGAAACCAATCCAAAAAGAAATTGGCTTCAGATACGGTTAATCAGATTCGATTACAGGTTGAAGGGTTTTCACGTTGTATTCATATATTCTTGCGAACATATGGCTTAAACTGGAAATCTTCCGATATCTATGATCACTTGTATTCACAAATGGCATCTATACCTTTAGACCAGATGGCTAAGACTTTTAAGGTTTCTCTGGCTTCATTTTTCTCACGAGAAATGGAGCAGGAGATGCCTGAGGGGTCTGATGGGGCTGTGATTCTTTTCAATAAGCACATCCTGAGGTTATTGAGGCGAGAATACCGTAACAAATGGCGAAAGGCGAGGATCCTTTGGGATCTTCTCCAATCAAAAACCATTTCGAACGATGTTCCCGAATCAATGATTCAGGCTGCTTATGAGAAGCATCAAAAAGTATTGACTACTGTAGCCAATACCCCCATCCCTGTCTTGGAATCTTTGAGGTCATATGCTAGGGAATTTGCTGAGGAGGTAGCTCTTCAGTACAGGAATAAAACATATTTAGGTCCTAATCGAGGATATCTGAATTGGCCGAGATCAAAAGGAGGCTGTAGAGCTGCTCTGGAACCATCACTAAAATATAGTGGTGGACTCCGTAGAGTTGCTACACAGACTCGTATTGATCCGGTCGTTATCCACCTATTCGGAAAGCCTGGATCTGGTAAATCGTTCTTATCTGAAATTATAGTCAAAAAACTCTCAAAGATTTTTGGTTATAATTACAAGAACTCTTATCAGCGTTCAGTTGCTTCCGATTTTTGGGATGGATACCGAAATCAGTTGATAACACAGATTGATGATCTCTTTTGCAAGAGAGATGATGAATCTGATTGTTCTCAAATGATACAGATATGCTCGAATGTGGACACCATACTGAATATGGCAGATTTGAAGGAAAAAGGTAAGTTCCGATTTAAGTCGGAATTTCTTCTCATTTCAACAAATGTGCCATGGACAGCTGGTGCTATGTTTCTTTCTTGTCCTGATGCGCTATCCCGTCGAATTTCTCCGGCATATGAAATCAAAGGTTTCGCTAAAGGCATTTATACAGTCGGTATGAGTGAATTTCGCGAGAATATGATGAGCAATGGTCTTCATGAAACCAAAGTTCTTCGTCTCTCGCAAGGTTCACTTATACGCCTGATTGTTGCAAATGCTATACACCAGTATCACATAAATATTGCTAGTGTCAGTAGAATAGATGAGAAGGCCTATACCAATCTATATCAACCTATTGTCCAATCTCAAATTGGAGAATATGGATTCGGTTATGAATTCCCACTGTTACCGCCGAAAGGCGTTCCAACAGTGCGAGCTCATGCGATTCCAGAACCACTTAAGGTTCGTATGATAACGAAAGGTGAAACCAACTCATGGATTCTTAAACCACTGCAGAAGGCTATGTTTGAGGCGATGAAAAAGTTTAACTGTTTTAGATTGACTTCTGGTCAATATATTGAGTTTTCTTCTTTAAAGCCAAAAACCTATCTTCTGTCAGGGGATTATGAATCTGCCACTGACAATCTCAATATGGATGTGATGCGGACTGTAGTGTCAGAACTGACAAAAGTACTTCCAAAGGAATTAATTCCTTGGATTGAGTACGAGGCTGGAGCCCATCTCTTAACATATCCAGAAAAATCTGGTTTAAGTGATGTACTTCAAACTCGTGGTCAACTTATGGGAAGTCTTTTGTCATTTCCGATACTATGTATAGCCAATGCAACAACCATAGGACTCGCTACGAAATCGGAATCTCTACATGACATTCCTGCCTTAATTAATGGTGATGATATATTCTTCTCTGAAGAACTTCGCATCATAAACGCATGGAAACGTATTTCTACGTCCATGGGTTTAAAACCATCAATCGGCAAGAATTTCATGTCGAAATTCTGGGGATCTATAAATTCACAGCTTATTTTTCGAGAGAAAAGTAAGTCGGGAAAATATAGATTTCGTATCGAGTCCACTGGACTGTTTAATTGCCTCTATCGCAAGACAGGTGCTCCGCTGACTATATCCAAGGCTTTGGAACGTTTTCCGAAGTCACTAATCGTCTCGCTGTCTAATCGACAGCTCCGAGAAACCCCACAATCTATTGATATTTCAACAGATTATGGAGGTTTAGGATTAGTGAATTCTAGAAAACCAACCAAAGTCGACATGGAGATTTATTTACAGCAGTTCCTTTCGAAATGTGTCAAGGTCGATCTTCGTTTAGAAGATCGGATCCTTGTCACAGGTCCAAAGAAGCTGTTGTATCCATTTCTCAATGTGGATTTAGTGGGCCAAGCGCTAAAAGATGGATGTTATCCGCCGAAACATTTTACTCCCGACACACTCAATTTGCACGATAGTAACCACGAAAGTGATGACTATATTGCATTTGATTGGGTCAAGTTTAAAAAGTTTCGAAAGTTCTATAAAACCGTCCCTCAATTACGAAAATTCGTAAAAGAGAGAAGATTTTATGGACCAATTGATACAAGATCAACGATAACAGCCTGGGTCAATCGAGAGTATGAGAAACTTCTTCCAATACACGCAC